CGGGCCAGCGTGCGGCGAACTCCGCGTTATTGATCTGGTGCAAGCCCTTCAACTCGACCGTTTCACCACCGACGTCGCTGAAGTATTTGACTGCGGTCATCTGTCCTACTCCTCAGTTGTCGGACAGCAACGCGCTGCCCATGTGTCGAACTATACACCCCCAGACTGTCTTTACAAATAACTTTTGGTTATGGAGCCATAACCTTTACTTTCGTCGGCCGGTGCTACCCTGACAGTCCGAACTACTTGACGAAGGGTGCGCGCGAAATGACAGACCGTGAATTGCTGGAACTGGCTGCGAAGGCGGCGGGGTACGGTGTCGAGTGGGACGACGTCGATTGCCCTTGGAACCCGCTCAACGACGATGGTGACTCGCGCCGCCTGCAGGTGGCGCTATCTATCGACCTCCGCTTCGGCGTGTCCAGCAACTTCGGACCGTACGTGCATGCCCGCAGCGAGATGCGCCGTGGTGACGTCATCGACTTTCACGAGTGCTACCAGTGGGTGAGCTTGCATCCGGACGCGAACGCCGCGGTTCGGCGTGTTGTGCTGGAAGTCGCTGCAGCGATTGGGCAGTCCATGCCGTGATACCCTGCAGCCGCTTCTGATGAGCTTTGCCCCCGCCCCGGCGGGGTTTCTTTTTTCACAACCTGGGAGAACAACCCATGACGATGCGCTACGGTGCGTCGCCCGGTGAGTGGAAGCACTTTTCCGAAGTGCTTGGGCTCACCGACGACATCCTGCCTGTTGTATGCAACCCGAATGTCCCGATCAGCCTGGACTCGACCCTCAAGGCGATCGGCAAGACCCCCTCCAAAGTTTCGAACTGGGGCCGCGCCAGCGGCATCGCAGCCTGGACCTCGAAGCACACAACCCTGCAAGACATTGCCAAGTGGCAGAAGTGCCCGGACCACGGCATCTGCATCCAGACCAGGCGTGTGCACGCGCTCGATTTCGACATCGTGAACCCGGAGCGCGCGGTTGAGGCGGAGCGGATCGTCGTGCGGCTGCTCGGCTGCATGCCTGTCCGCTACCGGCGCGACTCCTCGAAATTTCTCATTCCGTTCTACGTGCGGAGCGAGACCGACGAGGTGATGCGCAAACGCTCGTTCGACCTGGCACACCGCCCGGACGGCATCGTCGAGTTCCTGGCGAACGGTCAGCAGTTCGTCGCGATCGGCTACCACCAAAGCGGCCAGTTCTACGAGTGGCGCAACACCGCCGGCGATCACCAGCTCCCGGCCTCGATCCCGGTCATCGATGAGGACGACTTCGAAAACCTGTGGACCGTGCTGCGCGGTGCGCTCGGCAACCCGGACAGCGACAAGCGGGACAACGGGCGGGGGAAGCTGCGCACCAACGAGATCGTCGAGCGCGATCCGGTCGCGCAGTTCCTGATCATCACGGAGCGGGTGAAGTCCATCGCCCGCGACGGCATGATGGCCGTGGAGTGCCCCTGGGAGCACGAGCACAGCGGGCCGTCCTCGGACACCGCGACCGTGTACTGGCCGGCCAACACAGGCGGCTACGCGCGGGGCCATTTCAAGTGCCTGCACGCGCACTGCGCGGACCGCACGACGGACGACTTCAGGCGCGAGATCGGCGCCGACGACAGCCTGGAGTTCGACGATCTCACCTCGCCCCCGGCCGGGGGTGAGGAGCCGCAGTTCGACGACCTGACCCAGGAGGGCGAGAAGCCAAAGGAATCGAAGCCGCGCCGGTTCATGGTGCAGAACCTGCTGGACTTCTCGGAAGCCCCGCCGATGCAATGGTTGATCAAGGGCGCACTCCCGCGGGGCGAGCTCGCGGTCATCTATGGGGATTCAGGGTCCGGGAAGTCGTTTTTCGCGTTCGACATGGCGGCCTCGATCGCGCGCGGGCGCAACTGGCGCGGCCGTCGCACAGCCCGGGGGCGTGTCGTGTACATCTGCGCCGAGGGGGCCGCCGGTGCGCGGGGGCGGGTGAAGGCGTACTGCATGGAGCACGGCATCGACTACGACGACCTGGACATCGGGGTGGTGGCGGACGCGCCAAACCTGCTGCGGGCGCCCGAGGTCAAAGACCTGATCGGCGCGGTGTCGGAGTGGGGCGGTACGGCCGGGGTCGACCTGGTGATCGTGGACACGCTCGCGCAGACCTGCCCCGGGGCGAACGAGAACAGCGGCGAGGACATGGGCCTGGCGCTGGGCCACTGCCGGGCGCTGTCCAAGCGCACAGGGGCCACGGTGATGCTGATCCACCACTCGGGCAAGGACAAGGCCAAGGGTGCCCGTGGATGGTCCGGCCTGCGGGCCGCGGCGGACGTCGAGATCGAGGTCAGCTATGACGAGGCCAGCGGGGACCGCGAGGCCGTGGTCACGAAGATGAAGGACGGCGAGTCTGGAAACACGTTCCCGTTCAAGTTGCGCGTGGTCGGGGTGGACACCGACGAGGATGGCGACATGGTCACGTCGTGCGTGCTTGACCACGGCCCGGACAGGCTGCCGAGGCGGAAGAACCCGAAGCGCAAGCCGGGGGTGAGCGCGGGCGGCATCGAGAAGCTGGTGGCCGAGACTGCGCTCACCTTGGCCGCGCTCGACGGCACCGGGGCAGGCATACCGGTCGTGGGGCTGGTGGCCGAGGTGGTGGGGCGGTTGCCGTGGGATGAGGAGGGCGGGAAGCGGGACACGCGGAGGACGAAAGTGCTGCGCGCGATCGAGAATTTGCAGGCTGCAGAATTTTGCGAGTTGAGCGGCGGCAAGCTCTTTGTGGTCGGGGAGTTAGGCGCATGAAATTGCGAGTTTCACGACTGTCTGCTGTCTTTTTCTGGAAACTCGGCAATGTTTGTGAGTTTTTCTTTCACTGTCTTCGTCAAAAATCTTCCGGGAATTTGCACTAAGTAGTTGATTGATTTGGATATAAGGCTGCGACAGTTAGTCAGTTTTGTCAGACAAACACGGAAACAGTCAAGTACTTTTGAACACTAGGCGTACTGTCAGGAGTGATTTGGTGGACAAACACGGAAACAGTCGGGCGGTACTCAGCACTTGTAAAAAATTACGAGTTTGTCTGGGAGGACAGTCTTATAAAAGTCTTTTAAATCAAGGACTTACAAAGGCCCACTAAATGAGAATTGTTCTCGTAGGTCGACAGTCAAGTGACCGGCACATCTCGCGCAGGCGGAGCGGGGAAGACCCCCAGAGGGGTCTCCCGCTCTGCGGGTGCACGCGCGCGAGGCGCTCAGGTATGGAGGTGAGCACGAAATGACGCAAACGATTACGGATTCGGAGATTCGCGCACGGATCAGCCAACTACCGCCGGGGAGGATTACGGACGCACGGGAGCGGCTGACGGTGTGGCAGATCGACCTCATGCGCGAGTTGCACGAGGATTACGGCGTCGGCTACCGGCGCCTCTCGCGATTGTTTGGCGTGTGCAAGACGCACACCCGGCGCATCTGCCTCTACGAGCGGTGATTTGACACGGACACGGCGACCTGTGCTACAGGTTGCCGCATGGACAAGGACATCATTCAAAACCGGTTGCTGGTCGCGCTGCAGGAGGTGCCCAACATCACCCGCGCGTGCCGCATCGTCAGCATCTCGCCCAGCACGGTGCGCGCCTGGCGCCGCGAAGACCCCGCCTTCGACCGGGCCGTGGCCGAGGCCATCGACGACGGCGTGGATGCGCTCGAGGCCGAGGTGCATCGGCGCGCCTTCGAGGGCTACGATAAGCCCGTCGTGTTCCAAGGCCAGATCACCGACACGTATCGGGAATACTCGGACGGCCTTGCGCAGTTCCTCCTCAAGGCCCACCGGCCTGACAAGTACCGCGAGCGCTCGGAGGTGCAGAGCTCGGGCGCGCAGACCATCACCATCGTGTCCGGCGTGCCGCGCAAGCCGGTGACCCCGGACGACCTCATATGAGCGGCGTGCTGGGCCTCTCGATCGACCTGGCGTACATCCCGCGGGACTGGCAGCGCCAATGCCACATGAACATGGCGCGCTTCACGGTGCTGGCCCTGCACCGCCGAGCCGGCAAAACCGAGCTCGCGCTGCGCGAGCTGCTCGAGAACGCAATGACGTGCCGGCTCACGATGCCCACCTATTTCTACGTGGCGCCGTTCCTGAAGCAGGCAAAGACGATCGCCTGGGCGCGCCTGAAGCAGATCGTCGAGCCGCTGCGCGCCGCGGCCTTGGCCTCGATCAACGAGTCCGAGCTGACGGTCACGCTCACGTTCAACCAGGCAGTGATCCGCGTGTTCGGGGCGGACAACCCGGACGCGATGCGCGGTGTGCGCCTGGACGGCGTGGTGCTCGATGAGGTGGCGCAGATCAAGCCGGAGGTGTGGGACGAAATCCTGCAGCCGACGCTGTCCGACCGCATGGGTTGGGCGCTGTTCATCGGCACGCCGAAGGGCGTCAACCTATTCAGCCAACTGTTCTACAAGACCTTGGCCGGGGCACCTGGCTGGACCGCGGCGAAATACACGGTGTACGACACCGAGGCGATCTCGGCCGACGAGGTGTCGCGTCTGCGCCAGGACATGACCGAGCAGGCTTTCGCGCGCGAGTACCTGTGCGACTTCACCGCGGCCGGCGACGATCAGGTGCTGAGTCTGCTGGAGGCCGAGGACGCAGCGCGGCGCCACTATCGCGAGGAGGATTACAGCTATGCGCCGCGCATCATCGGCTGCGATCCGGCGCGCTTTGGTGGCGACCGGAGCGTGATCACACGGCGGCAGGGGCTGGTCGTGCTGAAGATGACATCGCATCGGGGGCTCAACAACATGCAGCTCGCCGACAAGCTGGCGCACGAGATCGACCTGTGGGAGGCCGATGCGACCTTCGTCGATGTTGGCGGTGGGGCCGGCGTGATCGACAGGCTGATCCAGCTCGGCCACACCGTGCACGAAGTGAACTTCGGCGCCGCGCCGGCGGACCCGCGGTTCCTGAACAAGCGGGCCGAGGTGTGGTTCA